CATCTACTCCGTGGCGTGAACACAGAACGCGCTCCTTCGCTTTCTGTAGTTCTTCCATATCGTAAGGTTTGTCTGTGTAACTATACACCTCTGCCATTTCTGCCTTCCCTGCGAGGTCTCCGGGGTCTGCATCCTCTTTGTCCGAGAATGTCCCGTCGTAACTGGACACTTGGCCCTCGTCATATGCCGCGTTTCCGCCCGACATAAGGCCGACAATGTAGACAGGCTCGTCGCTCGAAGCCTCTACATCTTCTGTCTCAGTATCACCTTCGTCATCGACACCGACCGGCATCTCGAAGGCTTCAGTCTTCACTTCTAAGACCAACGCAGGTCCGTCAGGTGTATCTACTCTGTCTGATTGTGAAAATTCAGGCATTGTTATCAATCCTCATTCCGTACTTTTCCTCAAGGTCCGCAACTGTGAACTCCTCATCTTCTTGGAGCGGCGCGTGTGTTAACGAGGTGCCGCTATCCCCTTCAACGACCGGGACAAGCTCTGAATCACAGTTAAAGTGCCACGGCGGTGTCTCTGGAATCGGGTCGAATCCAGTATGTAAGTGTTCCTTTCTTGTGTTCTCCATCCACTGCTCGGCAAGTGATTGTTCGTTATCAAAGTACGCAACTGCTGGCTCACCGTCGCATCCGGCGAGGTCACTACAGACCCGTGTAGTGTTACCTTCACACGAGTTAATTGCTTTTACTCCAATAACTTCGTCTTGGTTCTCAAATTCCACGAGCTTTGTTACGTTCACTGCACGCTGAAGTTCCATATGTGCAATAATCTTTGCACGTTGACGAAGCCGACTCCGTGTAAATGTTCCACGGACGCGCTCAATCACGTTCTGCATCTCTTCACCGCTATGTACAGCGTTCGTAACTTGCTGTTCGACGCGCTTCCCAAGGTCGTCTACAGCATTTTCTACAGCCCGCTGTACGTTGCGTGCGAACTGCCGTGTGTTGTTCTTGTGAATCGAGTTGTACGTGGCTTGATACTCCATATCCGTGTCGTCTGCAAGCGTTTGGAGTGTCTGTGTGACCACGTTTTGCATCGTTTCGTTCGCTTCCCGTTCGAGTGATGCTCGACGGAACGCTTGATTTTCAGACTGTGAAAGGACTGTGGGTAGCTGTGTCATTGCGCTCCGTGGTGCGTTTCTGAAGTTCGAACGTAACCGCGACACTGTTGTGTCAACGTACTCTTTGAACACTTCATTAATTTCTTCGTAGAGGTCACGTTGCTCCGCTGTCGTACTCACAAAGCGGGGGTCAGCAAGCTCTGCCGTCCAGATGTTCTCCTCTTCAGAGTCCTGTTGAGCGCCATCCGGCTGCGGCTCGCTGTTGCTCGGCTGACCCCGGTTCGGATTTCCCGAATCACTACTCTGACCGGGCTGTGGCTCTTCTTCGTTGTCATTCTTTCCACGGTAGTCGATGATGTTCTGGTCAGGTGCGACAACCTCGTTTTCTTCGTCCGGTAGACCCATCTTGAAGTTAACTTTTGTTGCGTCTTCTTCAGAAAGGCCAAACATTTCTTGGGCCTTCTCTTGGACAATCTCCGAGAACTCTTCTTCCATTTCACGGCGTGCCTCTTTGAGTTGACGCTGAACGTCACGCTCTTGAGACCGTGAAACGAACTGGTTAATCTGATTCTCGAAGGCACCAAGTGTGTACTTCGGCATCGGCATCGAGGACATAATATAGTCAAGGTCGTACTGGAGATACTCGGCAATGTCGGCTACGTCTCCAGAGATAGTCTCGACGCTCACGTCACCACGCACACCTTGTTTGAGTCCGGGTTGGAAGTTATCCATATCGTGTGCGTTCATAAACCTGTCAATGTCGTCTCGCTCCCACGGACTCTCCTCAGAGCCGAACAAGAAGAGCCAGAGCGGATATGCCTTCGACGCGATGGCTTCATCGTTATCCTGTAGCTTCTTCTTGAGACCTTCAATACGCGCGCTTGCAGCTTCGAGACGTGACGTGCCATACACTTCGCCAACGTCAGCGTCACGAGTAAGCGGGATAATCTCGTCGGCGGTCCAATACTTCTTAAACTCATCATCACGCCGCCAACGGTTTGTCTGCATATCCTGTTCATATGCTGCTGCAAGACCATCCTTTGTCGTCGGAACGTCACCGATATTGACACTATCTTGGTCGTCAAATATCTCTTCTGGACGCTCCGGTGGAAGCAGCAACGCTTGCCGAGGCATTGTGTGTACCTCAATAGACTCAGGATTAATTAGCTTCACACCGTAGAGAATGTCGTTATCCTCTTTCGCTGGAACCTTTTCGACTAACACAGTTCCTCGAACCTCTCGCTGTACTGCTGCTTTCTTCAGCAGCTTACGGATGTCTCTGTCTCGCTTGCCACCGATAATGGCAGCATTGTTGAGCCAGCGCATCATCCGCTGCTTCTCTTGTTCATTAAGAACGTCTGTCTTGATATAGTAACCGGGTTCCACGACCTGTCTGGCGAACGACGTGATTGGCTCTCGCACAATCGGCGTCGTCTCGAACTGCCGCCAGTATCGGCGCATCCGGTCCTTTGGGGGCTTCGCTCGCTCAATATCGCCACCTGAAATGTGTGGTCTATTGGCGAAGCTGTCTTGACTCTTCGGGTCAGGCGGTCCTGACTCGTTGACAAGCTCTTCCGTGTTGTTTGTTGTTGACGAGCTTGAATCTGAGCTTGAACCACCAAGCACTCTGCTTCGTAGGTTTGCTGTGTTTCGTGCCACGTTACATCACCTCTGTGTGTACAATAGTCATTATTATTACCTCAGTGAGCCGAGGTTAAACGGCTGCATACTCGCTTTGTCTGTTAGTGCGTTTCGCTTCTTGTCTTTTGCCCACACAGCGAGTGCAAGTGCGTCACAAAAGTCGTCGTGTTCACCGGATGGGTGGAATATCTTCAACTTACCAGAGCTTGTGTAGTCGTACTCAAGCGCCGTTAGCTGTTGTTTCATCGTGTTCGTATCTTCGCCAGCGTTCGGTTCAAAGCGGAATGTGAGTCGCTGGTCTTGGAAATTATTCTTCAGATTCGAGTAGATAGACTGCTTTCTATCGAGCGTGAATTTCATTCCCTCAACCTTATTTCCAAGGTCTTCCTGTACTTGGTCAACAACACCGGCACCGAGACCAGTCTGGTCAATAAGAATCTTGTCGTAGCCGTTATACTTATCAAGCTCTCTGATACGGCCCATCGCGTCCGTAAGCTCTTTGTTAGACGTGTACTCAATGTCGAAGATATTTCCGTTCTGGTCTACAGAGATGTAGACAGACTCGTCATCTCCTGTGTGAGCAAGGTCTACGCCAAGGTATGCTGCGTCCGTCTCACGCTGTACGGGGTGTCCGACCGCAACATCCTCGTGTGTGACTTCTTCCTCAGTGAAGTAGGCATCAGCGTTTTCGTCAAACTGTCCTTTAATCTCACGCTTGAACTGCATCGGTGTGAGGTTGTTCCGCTGGTTTTCGACCCACTGCTCGTCAACGCGCGGATTCTTCCACGTCGGTACTTGCTGAACGAAGTATTGGTTCTCGCCACGGTTTGACTCGTCGTAGCGGTCCCAAAAGAAGCCACGCTTTCCTCGTGGTGTCGAAATCATTACGAATTTATTTTCACCAACGGCGAGGAACGGCATCAGTACCTCTTGGAAAATTTCTTCGGGGACATACGCTGCCTCGTCTACGATAAGGAGGTCAGCACCGTATCCACGAATATTTGAGCCATCCCGACCAAGGGGTAAACACACGATGCGCGAGCCATTAGAGAAGTTCACTTCAGTCCGTGTCTCTCTCTGGATTCCCCACTCGCTGTTCTCGGCTTCGCTTTGGCGAATCTCTGCCTTAATCTGACGGAATAGCTCCATAGACTGCCGCTGCGTCTTCGCTGTCAGCAGCACTTCTGCTTCGGCGTGTGTGATGGCGTACCAAAGCGCCTTCCACGACGCAGAGCGAGACTTTCCAACACGTCGTCCAGCAACGAATAGCTTTCTGTTCGCTGGATTGTCAAGAAACTCTTTTTGGTAATCGAATGGCTCGACACCAATAAACTCTTCAACAAAGTACGATGGCTCTGTGACGAGTTTCTTAAGGTCTAATGAATCATCAATCATTGTTTCACCACTCGATTGTTGTGTCTTCCATCTGTTCTTGGAGGTTCTCGCTTGCCGAGAGCATAAACGCATACCCCGGCTTGACAAGAAGTATCCAGTGCGTGTGTCCATTATCAAGCACTTCGTACTCTTGGATGAACTGCTCTGGCAGACCCAGTACATCTCCGGGGACGCCCGGTTCACCATCAAGCTGGAAGTACGGTGAGTCGCTCATCCCCACGCGCGCCCACGGAGGAGAATCAGTTTGTTGATAAAGACTTGACTCAATGTAATCAAACAAAGATTGCTCGATTACAGGCCCATCTTCATACTGTTGGACTTGGAATCGTGCGCCATAGTAGCCACCGCTGAACGGCTCCAGTGGCGTGTTCTCAAATGGGTCACTCATCGTCTTCAGCCTCCACACGCAGTTGTGCAAGTTGTTCTGCGATTGACTGTCCGCTTTCTGCTTTCTGACTCTCAGGGTCATCGAGAAGGCCCAACTCCTTCATCTTGCGTGTCAGTGTTCTGTCGAGTCGGTCATATGTTAGGTTGACCGGATTCTCGTCAGTGTCAGTAACAAGCTCACCGTCTTGCATCATTGGGTCGCCGTCGTCGTCGCGCACGACGTTTTCTTTAATCAGGCCTTCTTCGGATGTGTAGTCGTTAGCCTGCCGCTTCTTGTGCATATCAATTGCAATCTCCCGAAGCATTTGGAACTTCTGAAAGTTATCCGCACCGAACGGTGCATCTTCTAACATCGAGCGCACAAGCTCGTCAATCCATAGCTGCTCTTCTGGAGAGCGTGTCTCGTAGTAGTTGGTTCGCTGTGTGTAGAGATGGTGCTTCGCCGCGTTCGTATTCTTGTCTGGAGCGCCCGCAGAGCCACCGTGGTACGTACATCGGCCTGCGCCAACGTGGTCAGTCTTAAATCCAGCACGATTGTTACAGAACCCGTCAAATAGCTGCTGGTCCTGTGTCTCTTCGTCCTCCCAACTCCACTTGCGAGCATTGCAGTGGTAGTCAGCT